TATATTATATTTATTGTTCCCATATTAAGTAAAATAATCCTTGTGTGTGGGCGTGCCTTTCGCAATATCCCGTTACCAAATTAATTCCCCCGCCAATCCCAATTCGCTTGCTCAATAGCACCTACCCCATTCCCCCGCCTGCTATCGCATTTTGTCGCCATCCCTTTATATCGTATTAGCTTATGCTGTGTTGCGTCTCCCTGCCTCGCCTTCCCATAGCCGCTTTTTTGCCCCTACCTTTTAGAACTTTTGGAACTTTTGGAACTGACCTTTTGGAACTTTTGGAACTTTAATTTGGTAACAGACCCCTTTTTTTGCATTGGACTTTTGGAACTTTTGGAACCATTAATTTGGTAACAGGATTTTTAAGTTTGTTCTTCTTTTTCTAATTTCTTTGATTTTGATTCCATAGTTTTTAAAAATTTCGGTTCGATTTCCATCTCGCCGCCTTTTTTTATGCTAATCAAAGCATTCTCAATAATATTTTGCAACATATCAATTTGTGCTTTTAAAATTTTGTTTTCCTCCCGCAATTTTTTAATTTCTGCTTCATATTTTTCCTTCTCTATGCTGCCCAGCTCGACTGGGCTTGCTCTGTCTCCAATTAGCATCTCCCCTTCCCCTGTTAAAAGCCAATTAATATTACATCCGAGATTATATAAAAGAATTAATAAGTCGCTTCCAGGCTTACTTTTATTCTTATAATATGGTGTTAAATAATCAGGAGTTTTGCCAATTGCTCTTGCAAATGCTGATAAATTCCCATATTTTGAAATTCCAAATAATTTAATTCTATCGCCAATCATTTATTTTTATAAAAATTTTTCAAAATATTAGAAAAATTATCAAATAATGCTTGCTATTTAGAAAAATTTTTCTAATTTTGTATTATTATTAAAAGCGACTTTAAATAAACTTAATCGAAAACATCAAAATTATGAAAAAGAATGTAAATATTGGTGATATGCGGAAAAATCCTTTAAGGGGGATTCTCACTGAAATCGCTAAAGAATTAGATATAACTCCCCAAGCAGTATGGCAACAGGTTTTCCTTACGCAAAATCCTAAAACTATTGATTTATTCAATCGCAAGCGCAGCCAACGTTTGAAAATAATTAAAAAATTTGAAATAAATAAATAGAGGTAAATTATGACTGAGCAAACAAATCAGAACCAAAATGATCTTTCAAACATAGAATCTCTCCATATTGCTATGGCTCGATGGGATGCTGAGTTTGAAGATATGATGCTACAAGAGAAGTCAAACTATCATAATTCCAATTATAATGATTCTCGATTTCATTTAAAACCTTTCTCAATTCTTCGCTATTTATTAATTCATTCGGTAGGGCTTGTAAAAGCTTTTTATCGCAAAGTTGAATTTTTTGACCAAGACATAAAATCTCGCAAAGGAGGTTCAAAATGATGTTTATTTCCCTATTATCAGAAAAATTAATTATTGTCATGATTAATCCTTTTTAAAAATAAAATATATATCAAATTCAATGCCAAATAAGGAGGATAAATAATGCTTGCTCTTGATGATAATCATTTTATTACTGCTGACCAAATCGCTTCATTAACAGGTATTTCTCTGCGTGGGGTTAATAAACGATTAACATCTCTTGATAATTCCTGCGTAAAATTTGCAAATAATCCTGCTCGAACTGGCCGCCCTCTTAAATTATATTCCACAAAAGAAGCGCTTGCCCTATGGAATCTCAATCCCGACATAATCAAAATCGAAGAACAATATGAAGTTATCCGTAAAAATCGAAATGATAAATCTAAACCCCGCAAATTGCCGATTGAACTGGAAAAAACAATTGTTAATCGCACTCGTGAATTATATTTAACACAAGGCATTAAAAAATATCTTTATCCAAGCTGTAAAAAAGCTTGTTTTGAGCAATGGCAAATCCTGGAAGGCATTGAGGGTTTTGATTCATGGGAAAAGCTTGCCTGGTATATTTATAATGACCGTATAATGCGTAAAGATGAAAATTATAAGGGATATTATTGGACTGAAAAATGGGAAACGCTTTGGATACGCCGTCATAATGTAATTGAAGCAAATAACGATTTGCCTTATGCAATGTGGGATTATATTGGGCTTTTTAATGATGTCAAAGCAATTGGCGAGGGTTTTGGTGCTGGTGATCTTTGGGTAGTGGATGGCACTCAATTCGATAGTTGGGTAAAAGATGACCACGGCAATCCAGTTTTAATTACAATTCTTGCAATTATGGATGGAATCACAGGAATGCCTTTGCTTTTGCATCCAATTAATTCAGAAAATATTACCGAAATTGGTATTTTATTGCTTAAATGCCTTTCAATATATGGTCTTCCTAAATATGGCATTGTTCTTGATAATAGTCGAACTTTTCGTTCCAAAGCAATCCAAAACCTAATTCGCTCTTTTTATACTAAAGAACAATTGCAAATTTTTGAAAATACACCTTGGCTCAAAAAAATGTTTAGAGGGCAGCAGGGTCCTATTTATTACCCACTTCCTAAAATGCCTCAATTTCCAATTAAAGCCCGCATTGAACAGTTTTTCCATCAATCTTTGAATTATTTAGCGGTTTATATGCCAGGCAGTTATCAGGCAAGTCGTGAAAGCAAATTATTAAAATATGAACTTGGCACAATTCCAATTTATCAATTGCAGCATGCTCCTGAATTAAAGACTGCATTAGATAAATTTAATTATATAATTTTTAAAGAATATGTAAATCGCTATTCCACAAGTGAATCTTTAAAATCTTTTGCAAAAATTACTGGTCAAAAACCAATTATAAATAATGCTTGGCGATATTATGGGGGTGAATCTCGCAAAGGAACTCAAATTCCAAAGGAAAATCAAGCATTTGCTTATTATTGGCTTGCTCCAATGGAATTTCATCATATTGTCAAAGCCCGTTCAGGACACGCAATTGTGATCCACGATAATACAACCTATAATTATCAATGCGAGCAATTAAATTTAGATTATAAAAATGAAAAAGTATGCGTGATACCAAATTCAGCAAATCCACGTTATTCATTCATTTATAAAGAAATATATAAAAAGCGAAAAGATGGCACACCTGAATTAACTGATATTGAATTAATTGGAATTGGCGAAGATGTAATCATTCATACTGAATCCGATTTAGATAAATTATATAAAATTCAAAAAAATAGGGAGATTCAAATGAAAACCCTTGATGATAAATTGCGGGAACTCCCTCCGCCTGAATTAGGCTGGGATTTGCCTGATAATATTTGCATAAATGATCTTGATGAAGAATTAAAAAGCAAGGATGCTCCTAATACTTTTTCATCTGACTCTGAAATAGCCAAGTTAAACAAAGATTTTGAAGATCTTTTAAAAAAGCAAGAAAATAACGAAGATGATGATGTTTTTCTTTATTAATAAATCTTTCAAGGAGTAATTTTATGAAAAATCAATTAATTAAACTCAATAGCGATAATAATGAAATCGCTAAAAATGATGAGCATAAAGAAACCTTAGTTTATGCTCTTGAAAAATTGAAACTTGTCACAAGCCCTGCACAGCTTAAACGCCTTTCTGCACAAAATCAAAATGCAGGCACATTGGGATTAAAAGTTCGGGATTTGCAAAAACAAAAAATGGATTTGCAACGCAAATTGCATCAAACTCCAGAATTTATTCAATTAAAAGAATTAAAAAAAGAGCTTAAATATTTAGCCCGTGCTTTAGATTCTGCAATTGATATGCTTAACGGCAGTTATGAGACTTTGCTTGCTGATTTTATGCCTGGAGCATCAATTCCCGAAAAAATTAAAACAATTGAATCTGCCATTTCTCAAAAACAATTACCAAAATCAATCCAAGAGAGCTTAAACTCTCATAAAATTTTGAAGGAGGAGAAATGAGCAAACGGCCATATAAACGAACAAAAATAACTCCCGAAGTTATTGGAATACTTGAAGAACAAAATAATGAATCAAAATTGCGCAAAAGCCTTAAAAAGCAACTTTATCTTGAAGCTCGAAATAAAGTATTACCTCAATTTAGTAATGATGATGACACGATTCGAGCTGTGCGCGATAATGCTTCATATTTACGCTTCAATAAATCCCCTGATGAATTAACAGATGAAGAATTAGTGCAATTAATAAAAGAATTTCGTCAAGAACCTGCCGAATATCCCTCTAAATATCAATTAGATACTCTTAAATTTTATGCCATTTCTTGTGCTTTAATTTATGCTGATTTAAATGAACGATTTGCAATTAATGGAGAAGAATATGAAGGTAATGCTTTGCGTAATTTACTTATTAAAAATTTTTCTGAACGTAAATTATTGCCAAAACCAATAATTGCATATTTATATTCCAGTTGGATAAACCCAAAATCAAATCAATTTTTGATGGAAGGCCATTATAGAAAAATGTCTCGAAAACCGCAAGAATGCTATTATGAAAAACTTTCACGCAAAGAAGTTCAATATTTAATCAAACGATTTCAGCTAATTCATAATAATTGCATAAACAAAATTCAGCCAAATATGAAAATATCAACAAATTAAAATTTAGTTCCACATTCTTTATGAAAAATAATTATAAAAGGAGAAAATAAAATGAATGAAGATGAATTAAAGCAATACAAAGAAAGATTAGAAGAGCAACTTCAATTATTAATAAGAAATTTAAAGAAATTTATTACTGACGTTTGCCCTTATGTTGCAAAAATGGAAAAGCAATTGACTGATGATGAAGCCCGCCAATTGCTTGATAAATTTCCATTATTAGATATTAAAAAACAACTTATTAGAATGGATAATTGGCGAGGAATTGAAAAGAAAAATCGCTCTGTATATCAAACAGTGCTTAAATGGTTTGAAATGGATGTAAAAGCCGGTCGCTATGAATATATTCAAAATCCAAATTTGGCAAAATCCAATTCAATAATAAAAGAAAAGGAAATTAATTTTACTCGTTCCGAATTTTTAAAAGCACATCCAGTTGGGAGCATTGTCAATGTTGGATTAGGTTATCAATATAAAATTACTAACGAATATCAGGCAAAAGATATTAAAACTGGTGAAATTGTTTCAATTGACAAAATAATAAAATGGTTACAATAATTAATTAACAAATTTAAAGGTTAAAAATATGAAAAAATTAACAAAAACCAAAAAAAGAACTGCAGAAGAGTTCATTATCGAAAAAGGCGATGGAGTTAAAGCTCAAATTGCTAATCAATTAACTGAAGAAGAACGAAGCATAATCAAAGCTCTCGAATTAAAAGAAAAAATTGATGCTTTAAATGCTGAACTCGAGCCAATCAAGGAATATTGGAAACAAAAGCTTTCAAATTCCGATACAGTCGAAAAATTCTTAACTCCATTTGGTGGAGTTGAACGCAGAACAACAAATAATTATATAATATCTCCCGATAAAATTTCCGATTTGAAAAAATTATTTGGCGATGAATTTAATGCATTTGTTGAAGAAAAAATAACTTACGGAGCCAAGCCTGCTTTAAAAGAATTGATTTTTGATGCGGATTACAAATATTCAAGCATTGTTCGTAAAGCAGTAACTGTAAAATCATCAACTTCAATTGTTTTTCTCAAACCAAATAAAAAATAATATAATTTAAATTAAAGAGACGGTATTTTTGCCGTCTCTTTTTTAAAAAAAGGAGAAAATTTATGGAAAATAATCAAAAAAATGAAGAAATAATTTATATTCCAATTTCGGAAATTGCACCCCATCCATTGCAAGAGGAAATTTATGGCGAGACTATAATCGAAGATGAATTTATTGCATCTATTAAGGATAAAGGTATAATTGTGCCAATAATTATTACTCCTCTTAATTCTGAAAATCATAAATCTTTTCAAAAGGAGCAATCTGATCCAACGTTTTCCGATAAAAAATATATTTGCATTTCCGGGCATCGCCGTATAAAAGGTGCAATTTCAGCAGGATTAGAAGTTGTTCCTGCTATAATTCGCAAATATGAAAATGATGATGAAATTCTTGCCGCATTATTGATCTCAAACTTCAATCGTGAGAAAAATAATACTCAGAGAATTAACGAATTTTTATATTACAAGCAAATATTATGCCAACTTGGGAAAGTTCATAAAAGTAAAGGTATTTACGAAAATACGATTTTTGAAAATGATGAGTTTTTGACATTTGTCAAAAACCTAAAAATAGCCCCTGAAAAACCAATAAATGCAATAGAAATTATAAAAGATATTTGCGGATATTCAGAACGTGAACAAAGATATATGACCGTAATTTTTGATGACAATTATTTTGTTCGAGTGATGAATAAATTTATAGAGCTTAATGTCCCTATCGAAGAGCATAATAAATTTGGTGAATGGTGGGATAAAATTCGTGCTGAAGTTCAAAATGGCAAAATCGCATTGAAAGAAGCTCATGACACAATTAAAAAGGAAATAAATCGCATTGAAGAATTTTACGAAAAGAAAAACAATAAACAAAATAAGGCATCGAAAGAAATTAATAATTCGCAAAAGAATCCAAAACCCAAAATTCTTGAAGAAATCCCCACTCCTCAAAAACAAAAAGGAAATAAGAGAAATTTATTGGATTTTACCTCGAAATCTTATATAATTATTCCAAAAGAGGAAATTAATCTTAAAGATATTGAAGAAGAGAATTCATTTTTTGGATGGTCTAATGGATACTATAATTTTGATGGAATTTCATATTTATATTTAAATTACCAGGATACTTATTTTATTTTTAATTTCTTTTCTATTATCGAAAATATTTCAAAAGATGTTTATTCAAAACTTATGCGAGGTGGCTATGAATAATCCAGCTTTAATAAATATTCCAATAGGGCAAAAATCTTTTGTTGGCAAACCATCAAAAGTAAATCTTGATAAGCCTTTATTAGCAGATCTTGCTGATTATGTAAGTCGTTTGTTTGAAATTGATATTGCCGATTTGCTTTCAAAATCCAGATTAGCTGAATTTGTCCCAAAACGTCAATTCTTTTGTAAATTAGCATATTATTTTGGATATTCAATGAACTCAATTGCCGAATTCCTTAATTGCGATCGCACAGCAATTATTTATTCTTTAAAGCAAATTAATCAATTATTAGATTCAGACAAAAGCTTGGATTATAAATTCGATTTAGCAATTAAAGCCTTTGACAATTCTTATGAAATAAAAAATATACCAAAACCCCCTAAAAAAGAAAGATTTATTAATAAGCCTTCTCTTGATGAAATTGCCGAAGCTATTATTAAATTTTATAATAAATCAAAAAATGATTTGTTTTCAAATAGGCGATGGTATAATAATCAATATTTAATTAAGATGTTTTTTAAAATCAGCGTTTATTTCAAATATAAACATCTTGATATTTCTAAATATTTGCATTGTTCGGAAAGAACTATCCCTAAGTATTTAAAAGAAATTGATAATGATATTAATTCAAATCCTGAAATTAATAAGAATTTTTTACAAATTTTGAAAATATTAAATCCATCATCTGAAATTGATAAAATCCCATTGCCAAATACTGCAATAATCGATTTCCAAAATAAAATTGATAGCATCAATTCTGATATTTATTTTTTATCTAATGAAATTAATAAAAGCAATGCTAACATTTATTATTTATCGAATAGAATTGAAAAAATTGAGGGTAAAATCAATGCTTTGTCCAAAATGCTCGAATGATAAATTTCGCACAGTCGATGTTTTCCGTGAACGTCGTTTTGAAATCGGCAAAGGCTGGATTTATGATCCTGATGTCGATACTCGACGAATAATGTGCAGGCAATGTGGTTCAACTTATTTGGTCGAAAGTCAAATTAAATACAAAGAAGTTATTGAAAATAAACATCTTCGAGCAATGATTCTACCAATTTGGGAGAATATATGACATCATTAGAACAATATATACGCAAGGCGCGCCGATTAATTCGCCAGCTCTTTGGAGAAAATCGTTTAGCCGATGTCCCCAAAGAGCTTTCTCGCCTTGCTTTTGAAATGAATTTGGATCAAAAAATTGTTAATTTGCCAAAAATTAAGCAAATACGGAAAGAAATTGGATGGGTTGCTTCTCATACTCTTAACGATATTTCTGCGAATGCATTGCAAGATATTCGTAATAAATTTGATAATAAAGTATTTGATACCGTCAAAAAATATACTCGCAAATTAGCTAATGAATCAGAAATTAATCAAGCAATAAAGCGACTTGGTTTAGTCGAAGAACGATATATTCGCACTATAAATAATTCAATCCAAATGGCAATGGGACGTGCAGGCGCTGTTGAGCAATCCACTAAACTTGGCACTGAATGGTTTCGTTATGATGGTCCCAAAACTGGATGCCGTAAATTTTGCGCAGATCATCTTGGTAAAATTTATAATATTTCTGAGATTGAGCAAATGAATAATGGCCAAGGCTTGCCAGTTTTGTATTTTATGGGTGGATATAATTGCCGCCATCGATGGGTTCCGGTTATTATTACTTCTCAAAATATTGAGCAAATTGATGATCCAATTAAAAGAGAAATTGAGCGTTATAAATTAAAAATATCAAATAAAGAATATTCAAATAATGTAGAATTGCCTCAAATTCCAGATATTTCTGAGGAGGAATTGCGCAGAAGCTGGGGAGATAATTATGATAAAGCCAAAAATATGTTTCCAAATAAATTGATCACAAAAAAACAATTTACTGAATTATTCGCTGGTGATTTCTATGAAGATAAATATAATGCTTCTTTTTATTTTGATAATCAGATGGGATCAAATTCCTTGTTTTTCACCTATCGGACAGAAAAAATAATAATTCGACGAGATTTTTCAAAAGAGGAAAAATTTGTTCATCATGATTTTTATAAAATTAATGATCGCTCAGAGCAAAAAAAGGGTTCTTATGCAAAAACATTTTTAATGCAGCTAGCATTATATAAAGCAAATGGCTATGACTTAATTAATATTTTTGCTGATATTGATGTTGGATGTTGGGCATGGGGTAGATATGGATTTAAAATACTCAATCGAGATTATGGAGATAGAATCTATCATTTAGCGGATAAATTAAAAATCTCTTATAATGAAATTGATGATATTTTCTTAGATAATAAATATTTCTATGATTGTTGCATAGAATTAAGTAATATATATAATATCCCTCTTAAAAAAATAAAGAAAACAATAATTAAGGAGAAAATTTCTTGGGAAGGTTATTTTGATTTGCTAGATGAAGAACAATTAGAAAGAAGTATTATTTACTCGAATAAGAAGATGCTAAAATGATTCGTGCAGCTTCTAAATATGTTTTGCCAGTTTTCATTAATTTTTCAATTTCCTCATCCCAAGGATCATCAATATCATGAATATTCCTATCAGTTACTTTCCCATTAATAATTGAAAAACCTTCGCATCTTTCATAAGGTTTAAGTTTTTCATTGTTTTCAATTTTTTTCTCAATTGTTTCAATTTCTTCGATAGTTTTAGGCATAAAAACTCCTTTTTAATATTAACGATATTAAATTTAAAATATTTTATTAATTTGCATTTTTAAAAAAGGACAATAAAATGAAAAAATTATTTACAATTTCAATTATAATTTCTATTCTTTTTGCCATAAATTTAAATGCTAAAGATAATTTAAATAATGTTCAATTTTTTAATGGAATATGGATTGGACAAATCATAGAAACAAAAACCCCAAGCCATAAAACAAGAGGTAATAATGAAAAATATCAAATTGAGATTTTTGCACACGATTCGTTGATTCAAATAAAAATATCTGAAGGGGGCAATTCAAAAATTGATTCCGTGCTTTTTTTAATTACAGATATGACAAATAATTTGAATCGGATTGGAATTTATGCTAAATTAATGGAAGATAACAATGATACTTCATTTTCGGATGAAGAAAATTCTTTAAGTATTGAATTTTCAAAAGACAAAAAGGAATATATTTTATCTTCATTCCAAAGATATTCTTTTCGATCCTATTATTTTGATGAAAATGGAGAGCCTAAATTTTATGATGAACCTACATATTGGTCACAAAAAATAAAATTGATAAAAAAAATAAAATAATTGAATTTCAAATGAAAAAGTAATGAACGCCTTTATTAATTCACAGAAGGCTAAAGCCCTCTGTTGCATGCTCATAATAGGGAGCTTCAACCACCTGCATTGCTTCAGATACTTGCTTCTTTCTTATCCTATGTCTCCAATCCCCCATTTATTATATCCCCGCCTTCTCTTGGGGGATTAAATCCAATTTTTTGATAAATTTCATCACGTGATAATGGAATTCCTGCTGCCAATGCTTCTCTGATTACAATTATATTGCTTTCTGCATCTTCGGGTTCAACGCTTGAAATTTCAAATTTATATGGAACAGTATTTGTTTGACCTGTATTTTTAAAATAATCAAATTTTAATAATTTATCATTAATTGTGCGTGTTGCCAATTCAATATCCGCCCACATAATATCTGCTGAAATTGTCGCCATTACTTGCAAAGCAGCACGCGATCCTGTTGCTTTTGGTAATTCTACTGTATTTGCCTGCCCTAATATTGCAATTGCAATTGAATTATTTAAATATTCGAGCAAATCTTTAAAACTCTGCCCTGCCCCATTTGCTGTAATTTGATGAAAATTAAAATCAATCAAATCGCTTGTCAGTAAATAATTATGTTGAATTGCAGTTTGCAAAGCTTGTTCAGCCGTTGCACGCTCCTGTTCATCTGTTCCCTTATCAATCCCCTGAATTATTCCTTTTAATTTTAAATTATAATTTGCCCATTCCAAAGTCATTTGATTTCGTATGATCTCCATTGTTCCAACCGCCCGCATAATTCCCCCAATTTTCCCCTCATCATCAATCAATCCAATATAATCCATTGAATCATTTGGAATTATAATTAAATTCTTCCCATTTCTTAATGCAAAAGAACCATCATTTAGAATTTCATAATTTTCAGGAGGAATTTTCTTCGCAATTGGAGTCCATAAGCTTAATTGTGGATCATATTGCCAATTTAAATTAATAAGTAATTTGCCAAATAAAGCAAAATCGCATATTGCTCGCAAAATTAAATCGATAGATTGGTATAATCTTGCTGAAATTTCAGTTGTATCCTGATTATTTAAACTTTCAATTTGCCATCCCCAACTTGTAATTGCCGTTTGTCTCATATTAATATGCCCTCGAATTCGAGGATTCATAATAGTAAAATTGCGCAAATGCTTGAAAAATTCAGAAGTATCTTTGCGATCATCATCAGAATCCACCATTTGCAATAAAGAATTATATTTTGTCAGTTCCGGATATTTCATTTTTTTTATTTTATTTTAATCTTATTTTCAATTTGTTCAATAAAAATCATATTATTTTCTAAATCTTTACTAATTTCTTCTTTTAATATTTCTTCATTCTTTTTAGTAAGACCCAGAAATTTCCATAATTTTTTTGAACGTCCAACCCCTAAAATCTGTAACTTATAAGCTAAATCTGCTTCTTTTGGCTGGCTAAAACCAAGAGTAATTGTATTAGCTCGTGTTTTTGCAGTTAATGAAGCAAGCATTTTGCCTGTAAAAGTCAAAAAATCATCATTTGGCTCACGTCCTGTCATTTCACGATAAGATCGATAGCCACCCTTAACAGTAACCCATAATCTACCTTGTTTTGTTATAAAAACAGCCAATTTGCCTTCTTTTTCCAATTGCTTTAATGAACTTTTTAATGGCATCCCGCCAGCAGGCCGAGAAAATGGATGCTTTGAATATTGATAATGATTCCCATCAATATCAATGCCCTCATTAATTTGTTGATGAACTAATTCAAGAGCTCTTATAGCAATTCGATTTAATATATCTTTTGGTATTTGCATTAAAAAAAATAATCCTTAATTATTGAAATAAAATTATTTCCATTTGATTGTCTTGCTAAATTTCTTTCGTGCAACAATTCAAATGCACAAATTAAAGAATCGGGCGCATCATCTGCCAGATTTGCTTTTTTGCCTTGAAATGAAAATATTTGAGACAAAAATCGCTTTCCATCATTTGAATATGCGATATTTTCTGGCAATAAAATGCGCCCCTCATTCCAAATACTTTGTATGTTTTTTGCCAATTCATCAGTATGATATTTGCAATATTGAATTGGGGGGAATGGAATTCCTTTTATTCTGCACCAATTACGCACATTATTTGTCCAAGTTGACTCTTGTGAAACATTGCCATCAAAACCAATTGCGCGATGATATGAATGCTTCATTTTAAAAATCGAATCAAGCAATTCATTACTATCGCTAAATGAATGACAAATAAAATCTGATAAATAATATAAATTATTTGCCGGTGAATAAAGTAATGATACAATTGCAGTTGCATCACCTTTACCTTTTTTGCTTAGATTTGGATCGCAATAAATTACTCCTTTTGCATCTTCGGGTATATTTGACCAGATAGGTAATTTATCTAATCTTTTGAAAATTAATCCATCAGGGGGTGCAGGTTTTTGCTGGAATTCTGCTAACCACTCTGATCCAGTTCTGCATTTAAGCATTTCTTTTAGCTCTTGTTCAGTTTGCGCTGGAAATCTTTCTTGCCATAAAGGCAAATTATTTTGCCAAGCTGGATAAATATAAACATGCCAATTTTTATCCAAAATACCTTCATCTTGTTCAATCAATAAACGATTTAATGCACAACGCTCATCGAAATTATTGCCAAGAACAAGAATTGTGGCTGATTTTGACATCGAATGATAAGTTTCAGCAATAATTCCAATTCTTTGCTCAGAATGTTCAGGACTTAATGGACTTTGTAAAGTTTCAATATCATCGCACAAAACAAATTCAGGACGTGCAAATCCAAAGGTTGCGCCACGTGCAGAACGTCCCTCCGAAAGTGAAATTATTCGTTTCAAACCCTTTTTCCCCAATAATCGAAAAGTAATTTGATCTGCATTTTCTTCAATAAATTCAATTCCATAATCGAAAATTATACGTTGATTATGTAATAATTCAGCAATATCCGATAAAATATTGCGTGAAACAGGCAAAGTGGATGATAAAGTTGCTGCAAATTTAATTTTATTCAAAATTAGCCAAACCAAAGTTTTTTTTGCAGTAGCAGTCTTGCCGTGTTTCCTAGCGCCTAATATAATATTTACTCCTGGTATTTGGCATAAATTTACAATATCTCGATGAAACTGGCAAGGTTCAGAATATCCATCCGAGTACATTTCTTTTGTAAAATAAAATTTATCAAAAGCCCAGAAATCATTTTTTACAAGCAAAAGTCTTTTTTGCTTTGCTTTTTCTGTTGATTCAGATTTAGTAAATGGCGCAGCAGGTTCGAGCAGTCTTTTGCGCTCGATTTCTTCTTCAAATTGTTGCATAACAATATTTAAGCCTGAAAATTCATTCATTTGTTTTCTAATTTATATTGTTCTACAGCAGATAGATATATTTTTTTGATTTCTTCGTCATCGGCATCGGATTTGAATTTGCGAATAATCATCGTTATAATTCCTGCATCAGCACGCTTTAAAAAATTCTCTAATTTAATTTGTTGTAAAATTTTGCGAATTCCTGTTAATTTTTCGAGCATCATGATTCTTTCTTCGGTAGAAATTCGTTTTTCAGATTCTAACTGAGCAATAGCTTGATGATATTGACGTTCGAGCAATTCATCAGGGGTAAATTCTTTTTTTACATCTTCGACATTTGCTTCACGGAATCTTGGCTTTATACGATTTAATTTGCCATCTAAATAACGCAAATGGGCATAACGCACTTGGTCATAAGTGCAATTGAATTGTGCCGCAACTTCCGAATAAGTCATTTCAGGATGCGATTCTTTAAATTTTGCAATCCTTTTTTGTTTTTGTAAAGTCAATTGCTGTGCTTTAATCCGCTTATTTTTCATAGTGCTTAAACCTTTTGTTGCATTTTCTTTAATTTCGTTCATAATTATTATACCCCATTGTTATAATTGGCTGTGAAATTAAATTTTTAACTGCTGAAAATTCCATTTTAATTGTAAAAATCGGATCCCCCAATGCATTGCATAAAGTAGTAAAATTTTTATCAAATGTTGGATAAAAATGGTGGATTTCATCAAAATCAATAATTGAAATACCTAATCTTCTTTTTGATAAATCAACATTATCATTATTATCATCAATAAGAACTTCGCACAAAACTAGCTTCATTCCCATCCTCCAAAGTAAATTTTAATTCATCATCAAGATCTTCGTCATCTTCTTCTAATTCAAGCAAATCTGCTTTTTCATAAAAAATTGGAAATTTTACATAAGCAACTGAATAATTTGCGTAATTCATATCAAATTCATAAGTGACATTACGACTTGTTGCAGGATTATAACTAATCATCAATTTATAACAACGTTCAGCAATTTCCAATGCAGACATCATCGCATCAAAAGTTGTATCAGAACTTGCAACACAGAAAAGAATTGCATCAGCACAACCCTGATTCGTATCATAATCGATGATCTCATTATTATTAATTTCAATAAAAAGCCAAATCAATGGAGCTTCTGCGGGCATTTCTCCCGATTGTCCAAAATCAATTGAATTTGGAGAAACACCAATTCTTGCAGCATTTTGCTTTAAAAATGTTAAAATTGCACTTATTTCTTCTCTAATTGTCACTATAAATCCCCTCAATTTGACCAATTTTAGCACGCCCACCAGGGTTTGACTTCTGGAATTTATTCGCCGTACAAATTTCACGTGCCTTTTTGAAGTTTATGTCGCATTCTTCAAAATATCTTTCAGAAGCTCCTTGTAATTGTCTGCACGCAAAATATTCAATGAACCATGCTAATGGCTCTCTCAACCAAGTATTATTGTTATCTTCATTAATTACGGTGAATAAATCAAATTTATATCCTGTAAGATTGTTTATGAATCCGATAGCGCTTTGAGCAATTCTTGCAAAATTATCCTCGTCTTTTGATAAATAAGCCACCATTGATTTGCTTAATAAAAAATCAATATCTTTCAATTGCATTTTTCAAAACCTATTTTATAAATACAAAATTATAGTATAAAATCAAAAAAAATCGGTATATACGCATATACCTTATTATTTTTATAATTAGCATTTAATTTTGTAAAAAAAGCATAAAAAAGATGAGCAAATTGGGTGATTTTCTAAAAGGGCTTGTAAATGGAGATCCAGAAAAACAGAAATTAATTGATGAAATCGAATCTGAACAGCAATCAAGCAAAAATCAAGAGCCTAAAGAAATAAATAATCCAGTATTTTCACAAGATAAAAAAGACCTTGATCCAGAAACAAAAGCTATGATTGCGAAATTGCTCGAAGATAATAAAAAATTAATGGATTTAATCAATCAATCTCAAATTAAAGAAAAAGAACGTGAAGAGATCTTGAAAGTTCAAGCTCAAAAAGAATTGCAAACAAAAATCAATAAATTAATTGAAGAAGCCAAAGCAGATGGACGTATTCCGCCACAAAATTCTGAAGAATTAAAAAAATGGCAAGGATTATTGGAAAAAGATTATGAAAGTGGTGAATTTGCTTTATCAAAATTAAAAAAAGAAGCCGATAACACTCAAATTCAAGGAAATAAAATCGCAATTGATACAAAATTACCAATTGATAGGGCACAATTAATTGAACAAGCGAAACAATCTTTTAAAACAAATTAAAATTAAGGAGATAAAATGAGCTTAATGACAATAACGGCAGATTTATTAAGTGCAACAGAAAATTTAGGAGGTTCACCTCCTGAATTCCGTTCGTATCTTGATAAATTAGATGAATTTGTATTTGCGGGAATTACCGGATTAGATCTATCTACAATTTCATCTGATGAATTTGAAACAATAAAAGATGAATTAGAAACAAAATTAACACCAGGAGAAGTAATTGCTTATCTGGAAAAATTTGAACAGGCAATAATTACCCCTGAAGAAGAATAAAAATAAAAAAAAGGAGATAAAAATGTTATTAAATCAAATTTCAAGAGGTTCGGCGGTTGATACACCGCAAGCATTGCAATCATTAGCAGTAAGCGAATTTATTAGCCAATTTCCATTGGCGAATTATTTGCAATTTTATTCAATAACAGGCAATGCTGATACGCCACGTAAAGTGGACGCAAATTTATCGGCAGGGGATACTCGTACAATTGGCACTGATTATACAGCAAAATCAAATACCCCGGGATTTGGAGCGATTGCTCTAAAAATTTATGGCGATAAAGTTAAAACTGATATTGCTTATGTGAGACGTGGCATTGATATTGGAAGTCAAAGAGCTTTGGATTTATCGAATTTTAGCCGTTCGTTAGGTCGATATTTTATGAATGCGATTATAAATGATGAATTATCGGCAGAAAAATTTAGCGGATTAAAAGAACAAGCCACTGCTCTAAGCCGTAAAGAAGTATATTCTGCACCAAATGGTGGTTCTTTCCCATCAGGGAATGGCAATACAGAAGTAAAAGCTCAAATGGCATTTTTGGAATGGCTTGATTCTCAAATTGAAGATATAATGGGAGGTCCACAAGTAATTTTAGCAAATGGTGCATTTATTGCAAGATTAGAAAGTGTTGGCAAAAATTTTGTTCAAACAAATACAGCACAAGATATTTATGGAGTCAATCAAGTTGTTAAATCTTATAAAGGAATTCCATTGATTAATGCAGGCTTCCAAGCAAATGCAACGGGGCTTGTAATCCCATCTTCTGAAACTGAAGGCACTTCAACAAATGCATGCACATCGGTTTATTTATTGCGATTTGGTGAAATGCAAGATGTGACATTTGCTACAAATGTAGGCCTTGATGTGAAAGATCTCGGGTTAGTTGGCACAGAATATATAACAATGGTTGAATTTGATGTGGATATGGCTGTTTTGAATGATAAGGCATTCAAACGTTTAGCGGGTATCAAATTAAATTCATAAATATAAATAAATTTTTTCATAAAGAACTCCTTGTAAATTTATCGGGGTGAAATAAAACGCCCCGATTTATAAAAAAGAGGAAATAAATATGGATTTAAATGCGATGGCACAATGGATAATGGCAATAATTGGTGGGGTATCATTATTAGTATCAGTTATTATTATCATTATCAACCGAGAAAATAATATGAGCGTTATCAAAAATGATATTAAATGGATGAAAAATGAAATTGAAAATTTGGCAAATGCAGTGGATGATTTAAGAAATAAAATATTTATAATGACAAATAAAAAAAAAGAAGTGGCGAGCAATGAAAAACTTAAATAAATATTCAATTATTATTGGAATCATTGGACTTGCGATTTTTATCGCTTTAATGATTTATGCACCAGGGTTTGCAATGTTTGGCGAGGCTTTAATTGTAGTAGCAACATTTATTACAATTTTTTGGCTTTTTGATAAATATGTTCTAAAAGAAATTGATACAATTGATTATTTAAAACAAGGGGATAATTATGGACTGGCGTTATTGGCTCTTGCTTTTATTTTTCTTGCAGGCGTCTTGCTTGTGCGTTAATGCCCAAAATAGAGATAACGCAACAGAGGGCTCTGGCAATATTCGAAATAGGAATAATGCAACAGAGGGCTTAAGCCCTCTGTTAAACGAAGCAAAAAAATATGTTGGCACTCGTGAAATTGGAAATAATCAAGGATTTACAAATAGATATTTAGAGCAAGGCTTAAAGAAAGTTGGCTGGCATAAATCAGAACCATATTGCGCATATTTTGTTTCATTTATTTTGAATGAGGTAAATGCAAAATTTCCAAAAACAAGATCAGGTGCAGCAAGAGCTTTTATAAATTCAAAAAGCATATTAGCAAAAGATGTAGCAAAGGGATATAAAAAAGCACAACCAGGCTGGCTTGTAATTTGGCGGCGAGGTTCAGAATATAAAGGGCATATAGGGTTTGTGTTAAATTGGCAAATGAACAAGGGGCGCACAATTGAGGCAAATACATCGGCTGATAAAGGATTGCAATATGATGGCGATGGAATTTGGGAAAGGTCAAGAGAAATAATTGGATGGGGGAATTTTAGAATTGATTATTTTACACCAGTTTTATAATAAAAATGAATAAAACAATTATAACAATTTTGACTTATATAATAGCAATTTTAATTGGCTTTGCATTTGGTTTATGGATCCCAAGTTGCAATAAAGGAATTAAAGCTCCTCCAATATTTGAGAACTTTATAAGTTCAGATACATCAATAATTAAACAAACCCCACAAATTTATATTGGGAAATCATTAGCAAAAGGTAAGCAGCCAATAATTCCATCGATAATTATGCCAACCGAATCGGATTTAAAATTCAATTGGAAAGCAATTGCTACAATTGATAGTCTTTTTGATAAATTATATAAAGATAGTGTCCAAATTATATATAGAGATACTCAAATGGTGGGAAATGGCAATATTATGCGGTTGGGATTTAATTCAATATCAAGACAATTTGAACCTGCTGAGGTAATTTGGAATGAACAAAGCAAAATTATAACACGAACAATTGCAATTCAGCAAAAGAAATGGTATGAAGAACCTTTACTTATTGGTTCAACAGGATTATTGCTTGGATTTGCATTTGGATATTTAATAAGGAAATAATATGACAAAAAAAATCCAAAAAATCGATGTAGAAACTGGAAAAGAATGGATTGGAGACATAAAAGCTGAGGAGTTAGAAGCTGGCATAAAAGATGCAAATTATATACATTACCAAATAAGCCCCTCGATACAATGGTTATGCCAGCATAATTTGAATAAATTTCCAGCAGTTACAGTAGTGGATTCAGCAAATAATATAATTTATTGTGAAGTTAAATATTTAGATTTAAATTCAGTGGAATTGGATATGACTTATCAATGTTCAGGAAAAGCATATTTTAATTAAATAAATGAAAGGAGACAAAATGACATCTGCAAATCATTTAGAGATGATGGGCAATCAAATTCGTAATGTGGTTTTACATCATATTGATGACGAACCAATTATAGTAAAAGAAGGTACGGTTCTTTATGATCCATCTACAAAAAAGATTAAATTTTTTGATGGTGAAAACTGGCAAGTAATTAATTCAGAGCCAGAAAAATGAATTAAAAAATAATATCCCCCTTTTTAAATGAGGGGATATTTTAAAAATTAAAGGAAAAATATAATGGATTTTATAACAAATATTGATTTAAAGCAAAATCAGCTTTTAAATGCAATAATTCAAAACTTGGCAACAGTGCCGTCAAGTCCTAAAGCAGGCCAGATATTTTATAATTCAACAGTTGGTTATTTAGAATATTATAATGGAACATCCTGGATAATATTAAATGATCCTAATTTAATTAAGGATTTAATTGGCAGTATATTAACTGACACAAATTCAATTGACTTTACTTACGCCAGTCAATTAATATCAGCAGCAGTTAAAAGAGCAACAGGCTTAACATCAGGCTCGCAAGGTTCAATAAGTGAGAACTCCTCTGGTATATATGTGGATTTAAGTATATCTGACGGAACGAAAGCAATGCCTGGCAATGCAAGGCTAGATCAATTAACAGCACCGACGGCTGATGTTTCATTAAACTCGCATAAAATTATAAATTTAGCTGATCCGACAGCAGCTCAGGATGCCGTCACGAAACTTTACGTTGACAATGCAATGCAAGGCTTGAAGGCAAAGCAATCCGTCAAAGCAACTACAACTGGTGCAAATATTACTCTATCTGGAACGCAGACAATTGACGGGGTTGCTTTACAGGCTGGTGATAGAGTATTAGTAAAAGATCAAACAACTAAAGCTCAAAATGGTATTTATTACGTGGCAACAGGAGCCTGGGGAAGATCTTCCGACGCAGACACTTGGACAGAATTAGTGTCCGCATATGTATTTGTAGAGCAAGGGACGACGCTCGCTGATACTGGGTGGCTTTGCACTGTGGATCAAGGTGGCACGCTTGGTTCGACTGATGTAACGTGGGTGCAAACTACTGGAGCTGGTCAGATTATTGCAGGTAATGGATTAACTAAAACAGGCAACACAATCGATGTAAATGTAGATGATCAATCAATACAAATAGTTTCTGATGTAGTTCAATCCAAATTAGACTCGGCTGGTGCAATTACAAAATCCGCCTCAGGAATTAAAGTCAATATTGATGCCCAGTCAATGCAAATATCAAGCAATGCCTTAGGAGCTTTATTAGATCCAGCAGGAGCAATTACAAAATCCGCCTCAGGAATCAAGGAAAATCCTGACGGCACGACAATTGAGATAAGCTCAAATAAATTACAAGTAAAAGATCTGGGAATTACAGGAACTAAGTTGGCGAATGGATCTGTGGATTTGACTACAAAAGTAACAGGGACTTTGCCAATTGCAAATGGAGGGACGAATGCCAGCACTGCTGCTGGGGCGAGGAGTAATTTAGGAGCTACAGGAAAATATACCACTACATTTGGTGACGGATCAGCTTCACAATTTACAATTACTCATAATTTAAATACAATGGACGTGACCGTTCAAATTTTTAAGAATGCCAGCCCTTATGATTTAGTTATGGCTGATGTTCAAAAGATAGATGTAAATTCAATAAAAATATTAACTGGAATGGTACCTACTACTAATCAATTTAAAGTAATAGTTACGGGATAGTAATGGATTATAATTTTATAGAAAATAGGAATTTCAGAATAGAGGAATCACAAGTATTGCCTCCAATCGGTACTGGTTTATATAAAGGTTTAATAGTTCTAAATGGAAGTAAATTATGGATTTGGGATGGAAATGCCTGGCAGACTTGGGAAAATTTAGATTTTGTTTTACGTGATCAACTTCATTATAAATTATTTGAAAATAGCGAATATGTAATAAACACTCACCGTCAAGGCAGTACCTCAAATGGCTTTTATTTAACAATGCCCCCCGCTTTAAATAGAACTTACAGTGTAGATAACGATGATTATTATTACGAGATCTCAACATTTGGGCAATGGGATAGGCGTGGTGCAAATCAAAGCGATGGAATTGATAAAACAACTTTATATATACATTTTCTAAAAAGTGCAAACGGCACAGACTGGACGGCTTTTGACTCAAAGCAATTTGATTATGTTATAGGTAATGATTATATAATTTTAACTAAATCAGCATATTTGACAAGCAACTCTACTTTTGGAAGCACTTATATTTACGTAGATTGTGTAGTTCAGCAAAGTGCAACTTATAATCCAAATGAGACACCAGTTTATCCAACAGCAAATTATTCAGGTTTCTTTTTAGATTTCAAAGTAAGAAGAGTTTTAAAAGCCAGTTGGAAGAAGCGATTATCTTATGGTTGTTTAACAACTTATGCAGCTCAATTGCCAGTGCCAATTCCAGGCAATCATCAATTTTTGCCTTTTGCAGGATATTATCATTTGGATTTTTATTGTGAGGTATCAAATCAGGCTTGCTCAGGAACGACTCCGCCAGGAACTCTTTATCCTTATTGCAATCAAGCAGTTGTTAGAAATTCTGATAGTTCAGATTCGTTCCATTTTTTGCCTGAGAACCCACCGAGTTCAGTAATTCAAGGTTCGTGTATAATTTATAATCCATCAGAAACAAGCGGGGCATTTATCTTGAATTTGTATTTTCCAAATGATCAGCAATTACATAATTTAACTTATGGAATAGTTCATTTGCATTATTTAAATAACCAAGCAGAAGGCTTAATAAAATAAGAAATAAAATAAAATAAATTAATTAAATAAATTAGAGGAGAAAAAAAATGGGAAATGAAGCAATAACAGTCGGCTCACAAAGCAAAGCAGTATTTTATCGTGAAAAACTTAATTCAACGGAAACGGATTATGATACTTATGATGCTTTAACTGATGATATTGTTGCAGGCGAAGGAGAAGAGGTTGTAGTTCCCACAGAAGACAATGCAGCATATATTGCTAAGTATATTGGAAGTTCAAAACCAAATTTACAGGATGATGATACAACTAAATTTTCTTTTGACCAAGCTGATTCAGGAGAAAGTTTTTATTCATTTAGGGATAAAGTTGTAATAGTCACAGGAAGTTCAAGTTCAATTGAAGATTATTATTTAGAAAACGGAGTAAATATAGGAGGTTCAGCTGCTACATCTCTAACTGAACCTATATTATTAATTTGGTACGGTCCTTATAATAAACTTAAGAACCCGGATAAAATGATGGTATGGATTGCAGCGGGAACAATTTCAGCAACATCGGGTTCCTTCGATACAAAAAATGCAACAATTAATAAGCCAACATTGGAATTTGTAGGGGTAAAACTTACAACTGATTTAACAATAAAAAAAGAGATGTTCGATGAATCAAAAGTATCAGTAGCGGAAGATATTAAATTATCGGCAGGGCAGGGTCATTATATTGTATATTTGGATTTGCCAACAGAAGAAGAAGAAACAGGCGGATAAGAATAACAATCTTTGATTATAATTTTGGAATTCGGGGTAATTTGTAAAGAATTTTATATAAATTACCCCATTTAAAAAATAAAATAAAGGAGAAAATGGATATAATATTAAAAAAAGATGGTATTGAATATAAGGTGCAAATTGGTGAGCCTACTTTTGAAAGAAAACAAAAACTTAGGGAATTAAGCGAAAATTATGTGTCAGAATGCACAAAAATCGATAATAAATTTAAAGAAAATGATTTAGAAAAAGATGCTTTAGCATTAGTTAGGAAAGCAAACGAAGTAGATAAAATTAGCGATAAATTTATTATTGGGCAATTTAAAGCAATCGCAATAAATGTGCCAGAGGAGATTAAATCCGAATTTGCAAGTGAAGAAAATTCAGACTTTTGGCAAAAGCAAAATTTGAAAGCCTTATCTGATGGTATCAAATTTTTTCGTAGAGAAAGTGCAAATTGATGATTATGAGATAGAAATAATTAGAATGAGGCCAATATTTTTAAGGCAAAAGGAAGATGATAATAATGAATATAATTTACAGGATTTATTGCAAATATCAGGAGAAGAAACAATCAATTGGGATAAGATAATTTGTTTGCAAGTTGCTGAAAATGATATTATGCAATTTGATAAATTATACAGGGAGTATTTGCCTTCAGAAGTATGGGATTTATATTCGATGAAGTTAGCAATGGCTGAAATTTCAAATCAAAAATTAAAGAATAAAGAATATGGCTAATTTAGAGTTCACAATACAGATATTGACGCAAAATGCAGAAGCGGAATTGATGGCGTTCAAAAATAAAATTAAAGAACAATCCACAATTCCGCTTAATTTATCTGCAAAAGAAGCAGAAACTGCGGGACGTCAAATATCAGCAACATTTACAAATATGCGAGCGCAAGCACAAGAAACTGTAAATGTAGCTCGCAATGTTGTGGCGTCGCTTGCTTTGGCTGGGAAATCAGGTACTGCAGAATATAAGAATGCTCAAAATGAATTAAAAAAAGCAACAAAAAATGCAGAAGAATTTGATAAGGCATTGCAAAAAGCTGACCCACAAAAATTAACTGATAAATTCAAAGGATTAAATTCAACTTTACTATCAATTGGAGCAGTTGCGGGAGTAAGCTTAGGGATTAATGAAATGGTGGGCGATTTGGTGCAATTAGATACAGCAACGGCAAAAATAAGGTCATTAGGAGGGGCGGCAAAAGAAATAGCACCCGAATTACAAAAAATGGCAATTGAAATGAGCGGAACTTTACCAATTGCCGCAAAAGATATACAAGCAGCAACTTATGATGCTCTATCAGCGGGGATAAACGCAAGCAAAGAAGATATGAAAGCATTTATGGATGCTGCAACGAAATTGGCTGTTGGAGGCGCTGAAACAGTTGGCGGGACAGTAAATTTATTGACAAGTGTTATTAATGCTTATGGAGCAAGTGCAACAGAAGCAGCACGATATTCTGATATATTATTTAATACTGTAAATATTGGAAAAACGACAATTCCTGAATTGAATCAATCATTATCGCAAGTTGTCCCGACGGCGGCAAGCGTTGGCATTGGGTTGGATCAAGTTGGAGCATCTCTTGCAGTATTAACAGCAAATGGAATTCCAACAGCACAAGCCACAACCGCATTAAATATGCTTTTATCTGATATGATAAAACCTACTGCGGATTTATCAGTGGTTATGCAAAATGCAGGAGTTTCAATGCAAAGTTTAGCAAAAGAAGGAATGGTGGAAAGCTTGCGCAAGATAAGCGAGGAAATGCAAAAGACGGGTAAAGTGGCTGGGCAGGTATTTAGCGTAGATGCAAGCAAGGCATTTGCAACGTTAACAAACAATATTGGTAATTTCCAAGATGCAATGACTTTTGTTCAAAATACAACTGGATCAACGCAAGAGGCATTTGACGAAATGGGGAAATCAGTAGAAGATCAATTGCAAGAAGCGTTAAATCAAGTAAAAGCAATATTTTTGGATTTAGCGCAATCAATATTGCCAACAATATCGGGTGCGATTGATATATTTAAAGGCGCAATTGGCGGATTGCAATGGATTTTTAAAAACTTTGGCGATACAATTGGAATTGTTATCGGTGGGTTAGCTACTTATAAAATTGCAATGATGCTGGTAAGTAGTCAAGGAGTGAAAGCAATGATTAGTGGAATTGCTTCTATGATTACAGGCCTTGCAGCGCAAACAACAGCAACCGGAGCCGCAACATTTGCAATGAATACTTTGAAAGCAGCATTTGCGAGCAATCCAATTGGTTTAATAATTATGGGCGCAACAGCTGCGGTAGCAGGAATTGTTAAATTAGTGGATTGGTTGCACAAATCAACGGAAGAGAAAATTGAAGAAAATAATGCAATTGAAGATAATTTAAAACTACAAAAAGATAATATTGAAGCGCAAATTAAAGATATTAAAACAACTTATGATAATGTCAATGCAAAAAAGGATTTAATTGATGAATATATTAAATTGGGACAAAATTCCGCGAAAACCGCAGATGAACAAAAGCGATTTGAAGAAATACAAGCACAATTAAATAAACAATATCCTGAATTGCGACTAAATACTCAAAATTTTGGGCAAGATTTATCAAAATTACAAACATTATCGCAGCAAGCAGGCAACCAATTAGGTAAATTATCTGGGCAATTATCGGAGCTAGATAAATCATTATTTGAAGCTAATAAAAGATTATTACAAACTCAGGCTAGTAATGCTTATTCTGAAGGATTGATGAAATTAGATGATGGTCTTTCAAAATTTTTGGTAGGAATGAGTGGAAAATGGCAAGATTATTATGATAAAATTACAGAGGAAGCGCATAAAGGTTTTTATGCAAAAACAGAAGAAGATTTAACAAATATACAAATCAACACATCAAAAGTATTTGGGCAATTATATCAAGAAGCAAAAGGAAATACTGAGAAGCAAAAAATGATAACGGAAGTTGAACAAATATTCATTAGTAAATATTTCGCTGCTTTAAGGCAATTGATAATAACGAACAAAGATGGCATCAAATCATCAATAGAAGAACAAAAACATGAGGTTCAAGAATCACAGAATTTATTTACTCAATTGGAATCTCAAATTAAGAATTATGGCAAAGAATATAAAAATTTAAAAGATGAACAAAGACAAGAACAAGAAAAAACTTTAAAAGACTCAATTAATTTAGCATTTCAAAACAAACAAATTAGTGAAGAACAACAAAAACAATTATTAAATGAAATAGATTTAATTACGAAAAAATCAACAACGCAAAAGAAAGCGGCAGATGAAAAATATAAACAAATGCTTGATGAGGCTGAACAAACCCGGAAAAATCAAGAAGCTGAAATAAAGCAAAAGGATATTGATCTACAACATACATTGGAAAGACAAGGCAGACAAAAGACTTTACAAGATGAGTTAAATTATGAGCAAGCAATTTTGCAAACATATAAAGACCAATTAGCAAAACTTAAAGAATTTGAGTTAAAACCTGAATTCAAAAGCGATAAAGCAAAAAAGGAATTAGAAAAACAAATTACTGAGCTAAATAAACAAATTCAAGATGAAAATAATAAAATTGATGAAATTGATATAAAAATAGAAATACAAGGCAAAGAGCAATTTGAAGAATTGCGGAATATAAAGCTCGAAGATATTGAATGGGATATACAAATTGCAATAGATAACGGTCAATATGGTCGGGTAATTGAATTGCGACAAATGTGGCTTGATTTACAAAAGCAAAAAGCAATGGAATTGCAAGCAAAAATCGATACAGAAATCGACCCAGTTGCGAAAGCAAAATTGCAGCAAGATTTAACGAAATTAAGTAAAGATATATCTGACCAACAAAAGCAATTGAAAATTGATATTGACACAACGGCATTAGATAAAATAAGCGATTTAACGGAATATACCTACCAAAAAGGCTTAATGGAGGCAAAGAACACATATCAACAAGAAATAAATCTTGCAGGAGATAGTGTAACGAAAAGGTTAATCGCGGAGAAAAATTATCAGGATGCAGTAGCAAAATTGGAGCAAGAGAGATTAAGCAATTCATTGGATATAAATGATGTTTTGCTGGATTCAATGCAATCAATGGCGAATGCCTTTACTAATTCATTTAATAAAGGGGCAGTTGATCCAATTGAACAAAAAATAAATGAATTGGATGATCAAATCCAAAAATTAAAGGAAAATTCATCAAATTTTGATAATGAAGAAAAGAATTTAAATGAATCATTAAAAAATAGACAAATAAGCTCAAAAAGCTACATTGAATCATTAAAGAAATTGGATAAAGAGAAAGCCGAAAGCAACGCAAATGCAAACGATAAGGAATTAAGGATAAGATTGGCAATGCTTCAAAGTATGCAATCTGCTAATGATAGAATGTATAAAGCGCAATCTGATTCATTAAAAAAATTAATACAAGATAATCAATTAAATTATGAATCACTGCAAAAATTAGGTGAATATACAGCAATTAATATAACATCATCATTTTCCACTATGTTGCTTGCAGGGGTTAATATTGGAGAAGCGTTTAGAAAGGCAGTTTTAGGGAATTTAATAAAATTAGCAGAAGATACAATATTGACATATATTCCACAAGTTTATTTAGCTGCGGCATCGCAATTAGGACCAATTTTAGGACCGATAGCAGCAACGGCGATAATAACAGCATCATATAGTGCATTAGAATTAGCAAAAGCAGCAATTAATGCAAGAAGCGGGGTTGTAGATATAGCAGGGCCTGGAACTACAACATCAGATAGCATACCAGCAAGATTATCAAGAGGTGAATCAGTAATAACAGCAGCGGCAACTGAAAAAAATAAAGAATTATTGATTTGGCTCAACAAAACAAATGGGGATGCGGCAGAATTTTTTAAAAGCAAAAATCGACAAGACCAATTAATTATAGTAAACTCAAATAATTCAGAAATGTTGAATGTTATGAAAAAAATGCAAAGAGGAATTGATGCTTTAAATCGTGAGAAAAAGACTTTAAATGCTGTGGATGTGAAAGTCAAATTAAATCCTAAGGAAATGATAAAACAAGTAAATTATGATAAACGAGCAAGCTTAAGTAGGAGTTAAGATGGGAGGATGGAAAATAGCATTATATGGAACGGATACATATTTTGAACCTGATAGCAATAGTGAAGTGGATTTAGCGATATTTGAAACTGAAGACCCAATGGAAGATGAAAATTGGTTAATATTAAATATAGCAGGGATGGGAATAAAATTTGAACAAATTGGAGAAACAGAAGAACGAATTGGTGGTTTTATGGCAAATTATAGTAAGAATAGGGATTTATATGATATAAAAATATTTCCATATAAATTCCCTGATGACATAGATGATATGCTCGATTTAAAAGATGTCTTAAATCATAAATATTTATATTTATATAAAGGGGATTATGATTTTGATGAATTTTCAATACATAATGATAATAAAGCCTTAGCGATTGCGGTTGTGGGGACAATTGAAGAAGAATACGAAAAAGGGCAAAAGACAGTGAGTTTAAAAGTATATAAGATAGTAAATTAAAAGAAAATAATAGAGCAAGTGGCGGAAGATATGCAGGTGACTGAAGCCATCTGTTGCGGAGAAATTAATTAAATGGAAGAAATATGGGGAAAAATGTAATATATAAATATGAATGGTGTGGGCAGAAAACTGGATGGGATTATCGGTTGGAATTCATTTTGCCTGATGCAAGCGATTTAAATAATCCTACAACTATAAAATTGCCACCTGGATCAATTGAAGCCACGCAAATGGATTGGAAATATGATAAATATCCATTAGGATGTGGTGAAACGCCGCAATTATCAATTACAGTGCATTTAAGCGATATTCCTGCAACGGCAAATTTTAATGATTTCCGAGCGGCAATAGTTAATCCTCGAATATTTAAAGCAAAACAAGACTATTTACAATGGGATTTGGATTTAGGGATAGTTGTAATTTTATCTATAAAATATAATAAAAATTCTGAGCCATCAGTAAATATCTGGCGTCCATTATTTAAAGGAATTTGTAAAGAGGATGCAAATATTTCAATTGAATTGCCAAAAATGGATGCAGAATTGAAATTTAATTATTTATATAAAACAGCAATGGAATCAGCCGATTTTAAAGGCGATTGGTTTGGGTTTGATCCGACTTGGGTAAATGATACAATTGACCAAATTATTGAATATCGAGTAAATTCTGAAAAGCCTGCAACTCACGATTGGAAGCCAAGTTATTTCCAATTTTATCGATTTGATACAATTGCAAAATATATTGATTATTCAATAGGTATTGTATTACATAGTTATATGAGACAAAATATAAATTATGAATTTAATTCAAATTTATTGCCAAAATTATATAAACAAAAATATGACGGAAGTGGAGAGCGTGGTGCCGAACTTCAAGAAGATGAAATATATTGCATAGCCGCAGTAGAAAAAGGTGAAGCAATAGCAGGATTGAATGTTCCAAGCGATGAAAATAGTTTAGCAGCACGATATAAATCTTTATGGAATTATATAACCGAAGCAGCAGAAGCGAGTATGAAGCGTGCAATATATCATGCAGACGCAATTGATTTTATGCCTTGTTATGGATATGATGATATAATAGATTTAAATTTAAAAGACCATATTTCAGCAAAAATTACAACGAATGCAGATATTTTAAGAGACGTAAAGGCATCATATCCCGAGCGATATTCAGATGATAAATGGCAAGATTTAGACAACTGGGAAGAAGTAGATGTAGCAAATCGAAATGAGGGGGGATATAATATAACTTGTTTATGGAATAATATGCCAATATGCGAGGGATATGCGCAAGGTTCAAATAATTTTTATAATGCAATATTCAGAACAACGGGATTATATTATATCGATGGAAATTATGCATATAGAGTGCATGAATATGTTAATTTTTTAATAAAGGCGGGGGTTTTATCGGAAATATTGCCAAGATGTGCACCAGAATATGAACGATGGGATGATTTGCCACAAAACAAGCCAAGTGAACGAATATTAAAAAATCAAGTAACTTCAAATATAGGACGATGGTTAGCATCGGCAATATTATCGATTTTTGGGAATAAAGAGCAAGCAAAACTGGAATTAGAAACGCAATACGATTGGAATATATGGTTTGCTGCTGGTGGATCGAATGGTATGTTTTGGTGGAATGGAAATATGGCGTTTAATATAGCAATGACGGATGATTATCCAATACAAATAAATAAAAAATGGATACCAATAAGTAGTGAATTAGATTTTCGTGAAGAACGAGTAAAAATGGAATTAATAACAATAAATATATAGCAATGCCAACACGAGAAATAATAGGAATAAACAAAATAACAGATGAGCAATTGCAACCACATTTACGGAAGCGTGGCGGGGGTGGAGGCAAGACAATTATTAATGAAGCTAATATTATTGGTGATAGAATTGAATGGGAAGGAATTGCGGGTGAATCGGTTGAAATCAATAAATTTGTAGGATTGGATAGTGAGGGGAATTATATATTAGCGGATGCAAAAAATGGGACAGAAGCCATAGGAATTGTAAAAATAGGTGGATTAGAAGGCGATCTAATAACAATTATAGATTTAGCAATTGTTGAAATTGCAGGGACATTTGAAGATGGGGATAAGATTTGGCTCGGTGAAAATGGGTTGGCAATATTACCTCCATTAAATGATTTAATGATATTGCAAGAAATAGGAATTATTTTGATTGATAATAAAGCTTTAATAAAAATAAATCAAGCAAAATATGTAGAATAGGGCGAAATTTTATAATTTTGTTTTAATCAGGAATTGATAATTAGATTAAGAAATTTGGATGATTTTATGAGAAATAAAGAAATTAATTTGGTAACGGGATTTGAAAATAAATATAAAATAATTTGGTAACGTTCGTAAAATAATTTGGGAATAAAAAATATACTTTAAGAATAAATAAAATATTAATGGATAAAGATTTTTTAGAGTTATTTGAGGAAAGTATTTTC